GACCAAGTTACGAACTCTACGTCCAAAATTAACAGCGAGATCGGCAGTATGAGAAGCCATAATAACTTTTTTGTGAGGGTATTTGCCCAAAAACCATGCCGGCGCCAAGTACGATATAAGTTCTGATTTTCCGTGACGAGGTGCAATATTAACGATAACTCTTTTCTTTTCACCTTTGGCGATAGCTTCAAATATGTTTGCAAGTTTTTGATGATGCGCTCCTATCATGTACCCTGGGTATACATGCTGTATAAAATCTAAAAACGTATCCTTACCATGCTCTTGAACCCAATTCTTTTTATAGATACGTAACTTCTGTAGAGCTCTTACCTTGTCTGCATCTGATAGATGTGGGAGTGCTTGTTCTAAAGATGCAATATCTTGAGGGGTTAGTTTATCCTCACTCATTAGTGTCTATCACTTCTGCATCTATTGTCTGAGGAGGTTCTTTAATTAGCCCTTTTGATTTAAATTCTTTGAGCATAGACATTAATTCTTTCTCAACTTCCTCCATCGTCTCCAATTTGTGCGTAACTTCTGTCTTCTTCTTAAATGCATCAACCCCGTCAATGTCGCCTATACTTTTTAAAGCTGCGATTTTATCTTTGTCTGACTTTGCAGTTTCCGCCATCTTAACTAAGCTATTCACCACGTATAACTTGAAATCAGCTAGGTCTTTCACGATCATATGGTTGCTCTGTGCAACGAGTCCGGCAAGAAAAGCTAAGGTCTCATTAGGATAGTTACCAAACTCAGGTCGTAAATCAGGGTTAGTCATCATTTCACTTGCTAGCTTCCTAGCTTCCGCCACGTTTTCCTCGGTGGGTTCTATGTTCTCACCTTTTAAGTCTGATACTAACTTAATTGTCTTGGCTCTCATGTTGATTTCTTCAGCTACACTTAAACTTGGCATAGCTTCTGACGCTGAACTAGGTAAAATGACATCCTCTTCGATGTGAGGAACGATGATAACGTGGTTGGAACCACTATCTGATTGATTTTGTTGGGTATTTTGGTCTTGCATGTGTCGCTGATTACACCTTTTGATTAAATTTGCAGCAATTCTTGTAATATATACGTTATTAATGGGTCAGACAATACTAATTTTGTTAGAATTATATAAAAGGAGATAAGAATATGGAATTAATTGGATTTACTGACCCCGGTGTGATCTATTTTTTATTAGCAATATTTATTTAGATGACTCACACGACGCTAACTAAGAAGAACTTAGAGATTCTTTATAACATGGCATGTCAAATGGCGCCATTTAATACCCTTCCAATGCCTAAATCTTCTAAAGTTAGATTTAAAGTTATTAAAGATCCTACCATCTACGGATGTTTTGATGAGCATGAGATGGAAATTCAAATAAGTTCTGGTTCTTGTGGTTACTTTACTACTATATTTCAAACCCTTCTCCATGAAATGGTCCATTTAGCCTTATATGTAAGAGGTGATGATGATTTCCATGAGCATGGTCCTAAGTTCCTCCGCATCAAAGACGTCTACTCCGAGTTATACAACTTCGATCCCAAAGCAATCTAGCTTTACTTTAAGAAAGTTTTAGAAATTTTTGCAAAATATTTTTTTGCATGGCCTTTTATTTTTGATAGGGGGTGGGTTTCTATATAGAAAACAAGGACTTACCAGGCGAGAGAGAAGTATTACTGAGAGGAGAGACCCAATAAGCCCTTGTTAGCTCTTATTATATACAAAAGTTTTGAATTTTTGCCAGCTATTTGTGCAAGTCTTAGTGTAGGTTTGTTTTTTGGGACTCCAAAACCACGTTGGGCTATGCCCTATGGGGTGGGTTCGACATTTGCCGAATTGACAAATCCTAGCCATGTGTCATTATTTGATTACGGCAATAACGCCGTATAACTTAAGGATATATAAAATGACTACATTACATAAATCAGTTGTAAATGTTTTAACGAGTAAGTTTGACGCCAACGTGGTTCGCCAATTAGGCACTCAAGCTAGTGATGCAATACTAGGTATTGATACCATTAAGGGTTTAGCATTAAAGCTAGGTGAAATGTTAGTAGAGCCTAGCCAATACAAAACACCTAAGAGCCTTCCAGTTGTTATGTATCAACCCCTAGCAGAAGGCATTGTCACTCAGTATTCGGCTAAAAAAGGTGACGTTGAAAAGTATTTTGTTAAGCAAGGTGAAAATTGGCTCATTTCGACAAAAGTCGAATTCGAAAAGGCTAAAGAGAGTGAAAGGCATCATGCATCTATTGGGTGGCTTATGGCTAATGATTTGGGTAAATATGAAAAGGCGAACCCTGTAAAAGCTCAAATTACGGCGATAATGAAACCTGTAAAAACGGCTTTAATTAAGAATAGTGTGAATAAAACTATTTCAAGAATGTTAGCTGTATTTAAGCCCGAAACCGAACCGAAAGCACCTACTTTGGATTTGGCGAAAGTAGCTAAAAACGCAATCGATAAAGCCGAACTTATCGATAATGAAAATCCAGTCTTACTTACTAAGCTATTCGAAAAATTAATAGCTGAGTATAACCTAAGACGTGATAATGGTAAAATGGCTACCGAATAAAGCCACCACGTATTAATCTCATAAGCCACGCTATAACCTAGCGTGGCTTTTTTTTGCCCTGTGAAAACGTGGTTTCAACTTTTTTTGAAACCAGTTATAGAAACCAGTTCCTTATAGATACCAGTTCTCATAAGCCTAAGCGTAAGCCTAGGTTCATGTTTTGTATTGCGTGGTTCATAAATCGGTTCATGTTTTAAAAGTCTAAGTCTTTGATTATTAAGGAAGGTTCATAAGTTCATGCTTTCGTAGCATAGGGGGCGAAGGTGGAAGTTTTAGACGTCGTTTGACTGAGAACATGCTATGCAATATCCAAAAGTCAAAACCCCCCTCACTATTCGAAAATGGCATGAACCATGAACTTGCCTATTTTTTAATCAATAATAATAATATAATATAATATATAATATATAATAAATACAATAACTTACGCACTTTCTAATTTTTTCAAAAAGCTCGGTTCATGGTTCAATATGTAAAGTAGAGGGTTTTTGAACCATGAACCACGTTCCACTCCATAAAAACCACGTTATCACTTCGACAAAAGTCGAATTACGTCACCCAAAACCACGTTCTAATCCCATGAACCAAGAACTATCACGTAAGACTATTTTATACTAGGGTATTGACTTTATTGTAAAGTAGTGGTATAATAGTATTTGAATGGGGCAGTCTAGCTATATGTTTGGTTATGTATTTAGTGTGTAGCTTGTATCACCCTGTTCGGTTCGACATATGTCGAATTAAACTAATAGCAGGCATACAAAGGAGAAAAGAAATGGCAATTCAAAATCATAGCAATAATAAAAAGCTTAAAGACTATATCTTTAATTACAACAGGGAAGTCATGTTAAGTGAGTATATATCAATCCCTAAAGCAAGACTCAGACGTCTAATCATTACCGAAGTTATAGCGTGGGGTATTGCGGGGTTTATCTTAATCGTTTCAGTTCTTCGTTAATTCGACATATGTCGAAAGGAGTCAAACATGGAGTATAAGAACTTATGTGTTAAATGTGGTGACCACGTATTACATGGTCGGTGGAGTTTAGGCTATACAACCTGTTTAAGATGTGGTGAACAAGATGCACGTAGTAAAAAGCATACAATCGCACCAATGCACAAATCAAACTATATGCTGATTACTAACCACGATGACTTAAAAGGACTCAATAACAAAGGGGGTATTGTGAAATGAGTAAAAAAGTATGGGTAGTAACGCTAGAAAAAAATGTGTATATCAATGTAGAAGTAAGCAAAGATGTCGCACAAACAGAAGATGAAGCTATTGATAAAGCATTTGAAGATTTGTCTTATGACGATACAAAGAATTATGAAGTTGTTAGTGTAACGGAAGAAGAAGTGTGAAATGAAAGTAAGTAACAAAAACGCAAATCAATACATAGGTAACCTAGAAGCTTTTCATGCGAGTAATCTGTATGGTGAATGGCGAGGGAATACCTATGTAGTTTTTAGTTATGGTGAACACTTTCCTATCTACCTGTGGGACGATATTGTATGTAAATGGATAGGTAACATGGATAAGTATTCACGTTCAACCACGCGTCATCAATCTTTAGCTAAACCACACTACGTTCATAGATGGGTGGATACGGAAGGGTTGAAGTCTATGATAAGAGATGGTATCGTTGGATATTGTATTAACCAAGCACAAACCTAATTCGACATATGTCGAACTTAAACTTAAAGGAGAAACAAAATGCAAACAAGAGAATATACGGCAGTAGTCAAGATTAAAGTTGATGAAAGCATGATAAGAGAAATTAAAAACTGGGACGACTGGATTAGCGTTGAAGGTCATCTTGCTACCCTTCTTACAGAAAATCTAAAAGACAAAGGTCTTATGTTAAAAGCAGAAGTATTCCCTATCCAAGCATTTGATGAGTTATGTCAAACATCTTTACGCTTTATGGAAAACAC